GGGGGGTCGTGTCGTCGTTGATAACCTGAATTTCTTCACACGCGGCTCGCTTCGCTTCTATATTCGCAAGTATCTCTGCTACCATAATTTCTTGTTCTCTTCCCCCATCTTCGAGGTCCGTTACGATCGGTCTTAAGAAAAACAGTAAAAATCGGTATTTAAAAAAAATTGAAAGAAAATAACAGAAGTTTCAAGCAGTTTTAACATACAGTGCGTATATATATATACCTGTTTAAATCATGCTGTTCGACACCGTTGAAGACGCTAACAAGTTCGCTTCTCGCATCACCAAACTGAGAAAAGAGAAACGCATTTCCGAAGAAGATTACAAGAGAATGTGCTGTGAAATTGCGAAGCAGTTTTACAAGATGCAGTATCGTAACAATCATCATGTAGTAATCTCCAAAAAGGGGACCACTAATAATCGGAGAAAGCTATCTTGCTTGAGCAGGATGAGCAAATAGAAACTGTATCCAACCACACACTAACTAGTGTATAAAACCAATAAAAAAAGTTCAAAAGAACTATTTTTTATTTAATTTGCTGTTACAAGAAAAAATTGATAAAAGATAGATTTTTCAAATACAATCTGTTACTATTGACAAACTCTACGGTTTCAATCATGACTACCATCAAAGACATCGAGCAGAACCACAACGCTATGTGGCTCGCTTACTGTAAGACGACAATCAAGGAAACTAATATGAAAGAAACGTCCGATTTATACAAATTCATATCAAACATGTTTCTGATATTGGTCAAGTATTACAACAAGGATAGAAGTGTCTACAACACTATCTACAAGTTCTTGTGCTTCGGAAACAACTTCACAAGCTCTCTCAAAGAAACGCTTATGAAGTTCTTCAGAAATGTCATGAAAGACGACGAAAAGGAAAAACACTACAAAAACTTGTTCAAAATATTTCGATCGAAAACTCAACGAGAAAAATTAATGAAGACTCTTCATGAAAAACTTCTGAATCTGATAAACAGTCAGCAGTGTATCGTTCATGTTAAAACAGAGACCGCTGAAGACAACAAGAAAGAGTATGCTAGAGAGATTATAAAGAACAACATATTGCACCAGAAGGAACTCCAAATACACAGAAACGAACTCGCAAAGCGCGACGACACGATCAAACATTTGCTATCGATGCTTGCCGAAAAAGACAAGACCGCGGAGGGCAAAGATCAGATCATTACGAATTTACAAAACGACAACTTAGTACTGAAGAACGCTTTTCAGGCGTTAACAAACCATTTGAACAAATAAGAGTGATTGAACAAACAAATACCTCCCCATGTTTTCATTGTTTCACATAATCAATCCCTTAACAAAGAAATCATAAAGCATATTGGTAGTTTGAATCCGATAATTAAGATGATTGAATTCAAATAAAAAAAGCATACGACACCTGCAGGATTTGAACCTACGCGGGAATTTCCCAATAGATTTCAAGTCTATCTCCTTAACCAAACTCGGACAAAGTGTCGTGTGTAATGAAGTAATTAAATACTTAATATGTCAGCATATATTTTAAATGCACAATCAAACGCATATTTCATCATTCTTTGATTTCAAAATAATATTTAATGTGTTTGTAATATCAGAAAATTCGTTTTTGACACATTCGTGCAATTGTTTATGTAACAGAGTATTGTATTTCTTTTCCAATTTTTCATATTTTTTTTCCAACATACGATAATCGCTGTTCAACTTTTGATGATTGACGAATCTAGTCGGTATATTACCCATATTTATAAATTATATAAATTATATTATCAAATTTTAAGTTTATTTAACGAAATAAGACAAACAAAGAAAAATGGATGTAGTAATATATATTAATTCTAATTTTTTAAGGCAGTAAAATGGAAAAGGTGTGTGAGTATTCTTTTTTTTTGTTTAGTTTAAATTGTGCCATTTTTAATCTTCAATGATGTAATATGAGGATAAATAATGAACAGTAATATACAGATAAGAGATGAAATCGTTGAATACCTTTTAAATATTATCAACATCACTGATCCATTTGATACTTGTGAAGAATACAATAATGCTGATGAAATAAGTGATGTTAATTTGACAAAAGTTTTGAACAATGTAGAATATTTGAATTCCAATCAAACACAGCAAGAATGTTCCATATGTTTGGAATCAAATGAAAAAGATAATTGTTACGGAAAGTTACCATGTAATCATATATTTCATGTAACTTGTATATTACAGTGGGTATACAAAAACAATACAACATGCCCTATCTGTAGAATACAAATATTCAATTAATGGTGTCTATCGATTCTGTTCAATTCATAAAATCAAAAATGCTGTGTAATATGTTTTCTAGAACTTTATCATAAAAATCGGTATGTTTATTCCAAATCTTTCGGGTAATGTTATACAATTTGAACTTCANTTGGATTTGTTCTTCTTTTAACAAACTCATACCAACATCTTTATAAGTGTATCTTCTTGAAATGTTATACATCACATATTTGTTATAATTATTTACTATGCGTAATATCAAATCATAGGTTGATATATCTGGTGTTCGATTATATTTTTTCAACCCCTCCTTATTTTTTACTAATCCATGACAATCATCGCCCTCACTACAACCAGATCCGTCTGTGTAAGGTAGGTTGTCGTGTTTTACATAATCAATATTGTGTAATTCGATAAATGCTGATGTAATTGTCAAAGGAGCATCTTGAATTATTTTATCGATCCATTTACATTGCCTAAGAGACTCGTATCTTTCGTTTTGATTCATAACAGGTATACCTTTATACATGATTGTATCGTTATCATTATACACACCGACAATTAATGTAGTCTTTGGATACATTTCTTTTATTTGTTCTAAGCATTTAGCATGCCCATAATGAAATAAATCAAAAATACCATCAGTATATATTGTAATTGAATTTTCCATTACAATATATATTTCAATTGATACAATTGTTTATTGTTTAATTAATGTCAAAAGCGTTAAAAATTGAAATAAAATACCGATCTTTTGGCATTTAACTTACTTTGATTACTACATCATGATGAATGACAGATGTTGCACTGTTTGTACTGAACCGTTCAATAAGAAAAACAAAAAGATTACTTGTACTTCTTGTGACTATGATGTATGTTCCAAATGTGTTGAAACATATTTTCAGACATCTAAAGCAGCACCTCAGTGTATGCATTGCCATCGTCCTTGGAATCATCAATTCATCTTAGAAAATCTTGGTAACACGAGTTATAAGAGAATCAACAATGTACAAAAGGATTTATTATACAATGAACAGAAATCTTTGTTCCCGCATACACAAGGATATGTATCTTTGATAAATCAATACAATACAAATAACGACAAAGTTAAAAATCTCAGACAACAACTGAATGACTTAAAAGACCAACTCTCCGATTTATACAATGAAAACATAAGAATTAACAACATAACAAACAGAATGGAATCTAATTTTATGGATAATCATAATTTAACAATTAATGGTCCTCTCGTGGATTCAAAAAATAAAGCGCAGAAAACTTATATACAAGCATGTGGAATTCTCGAATGCAAGGGATTCATAGGTACGAATGGAGTTTGTGGTATATGCTCTGCTGTCTTTTGTACAAAATGTATGGTTCTTAAAAATGAAAATCATGAATGCAATCCAGATGATGTTTCCTCCTTGGAATTGATAAAAAAAGATAGTAAAAACTGTCCTAAGTGCAATAGTTTGATTCAGCGTATTAGTGGTTGTCCCGATATGTTTTGCACTTCTTGCTACACTACATTCAACTGGAATACCTTGAAAATAGATTACAATGGAAACAGCAATCCTATGTATTATCGGTGGTTGAGAGAGGGAACAAACATTGTCGATACTACTAATAATAATCACAATTGTGATGTGATAACCATGTCTAGAGTGTTTTCTTCATCCAATTTCAAGAAACAATCGAAAATGTTCCAAACATCTCTATCCAAAGCACTTCAATCTTTAGATCATTCAAATCGTTACGGCAGCAATCCTTATAATTATAACACTGTGAGAATAGACAACACTGTGAGTTATGAGACATTGACATTACAAACTAGATCAAAATTTATGATGAATAAAATTACGGAGAAAAACTTCAAAACTCAATTGATGAAAATCCACAAAGGAAAAGAATACAATAGTAATATAACCCAAATTAGGAATATGATCAATCTATACAAAAATGATATGATGCGTGCTATCGTTTTGTCTGAAATTTTTGCTCCAGACACATGCATTCAAGAATATGTTCAATTTAGTGAATATATCAACAATTGTGTGTATCATATAAAAACCGTATTTTATAATTATAAACCAACTAATGATACATATACCGGTTTCATTGCAACTCCTTCTCAAATAGTAAACCGTTATCAACAAGTATAGAAAGAAATAACGACTCTAAAAAGCATTTAATCTTCGTATATTGGAAACGATCCTGTATATTCGTCACCGAAAATAAAATTGTCATTTTTTGTTATATTAAGATGTTTGACGCTGTATTCGAGTTTATCGATTTTTTTGTTGAAATGATCTAATGTATCCCATACGGCTACACATTCTTTCGTATCTTTCAACAATGGATTCGAACATTTGAGAATCATGCGATTCAGTTTTGGATTCACTGATTTTCTCTCGGAAAAATAAATTGGAGATAAATGTGATTTTGATGCGTTCACAAACAATTTCATTTATTCAAACATTATTTAAATAATTGACTATTTTTTTAAGTATATATTTGTCGAACGATGTTAGTAAAAGTACATTATCCTCAACGAATCGCATATTGTAGTAAGCAGTATTCCAATAGAACATCGTATGATAAAAAAAAACTTGTGACTACAAAAAAAAGGTTACAAATCGCCTTAAAAAACAAACTAGACAAAGTAAAAAGTTATGTTGAATGTGATCCGTTCGAAAACAAGCTTTCTGTGTCGTGTACACAAATGTGGGATGAAATAGAGGAGTTGTCTAGTGCGTTACATGACATTAAAGTTAAGCTAGAACATCAGGATAACGAGAATGTTGTCAGAAACACGAAGATGTTGAACGATTATTACAATAACAATTTGAATGAGGATTCTCTAGAATTGTGAATATATGAACACACATTACATAAAAAAGTGGGAACAGTTTCGCATTGGTTATTTTTATCAAAATATTCTCTCAGGTTTTTTGGATACAAAAGGCACATATATTAAGTCGAACATTGAATGACTGTCCATGTTCTTTTTTTTT